ACCGCCTGGCGCAAACACGATGCCCTGTTCCCCGACGACGGGCGCGGACCACTTCGACGTGGTGCCGGCGCGGCCCGCGTGCCACGGGATGAAATCCGTATCCAGGCCGCCAGCCGTGCAGGTGACGCGCGGCGCGGTCGGGTCCGACAGGTCCACGCCCGTGACGGTGCCCCAGCGGATCAGTGCCGCCAGCTTGCGGTATGCTTCCGACAGGTCGTAAAGATGCGCACTCATTCTGTCGGCTTGATGATATCGGTGTTCGTTTCCAGCGGCACGTAATCGGCGACGTGCGCGGGTCCGATGTTCGGATCATAGCCGGCCATCGTGCCGCCAGTCTGCGGTTCGAACGGAACGGCAGTGCCGTCATCCGCTGTCGTCGTCAGCGCCGTGCCGTCTGCAGGATATCCGGTTCCGACCGTCAGCGGGGCGCTGGTATCGTTCCAGGCATTGCAGCCCAGGTACAGAACCTGCGTCCACTCCACGCGCCACACTTCGTATTCATCCATGCGCGGGTCGAATTCGTCTTTGTAGCAGCCGACAACCTTAGCGGCGTCGCTGGTGATTCCTTCCCAGCGTCGCAGGTACAGCCACGACGCGAACGACGCGGCGAATTTACGAATCTCGCGCTTCACATTCGGCGTCTTGAAACCAAACACGATTTCAGCGTCGAAGCGCGCGGACATGGCAATCTGTCCAGTCCCCACGTCCAGGTCTGGTTCGTTTTCGAATTCCGTAAGGTCCAGCAGTACCGCAGGGCAGGGCAGGTTCTTCCGTTCTTCGGTGCGATAGAATTCGACCGTCACCAGTGACGGATACTGCGCCTTGATGGCGTTCGTGATTGCGTCGTGCAGCGCGTCAAGGTCAACGGTTGCGTTCGGGTCCAGCGTCGTCATCATGCCTCGCCGATTTTGTATTTCACGCGCGCACTCAGTTCGCGTCGGAACAGCGGCCAGAAAATCGCTTCCACTTGCACGAAGATTTTATCTTCCACGAACACATCCGCCGCATCCTTCACGGGCATCAGTTGTTCTTCGATGTGCAGGCGCGACTTTCCCTTGCGCTTGAAAATGGTTTTACCGTGCGTGTACTGGCTGTTTGCGACGAACGCGCCGGGGAAATCCTTGCCGCGAAACGTCGCGCCGCTCGCGGTCTGCTTCGGCGTTCCCTTGAACCACGACACGGGCATGTCGTTCAGGCCGTACCACAGCTGCACGCCTTCAGCCGCTCGCGACCTACCAAGCTTGTTCATGCCGGATCGTAACTTCAGTGACTTCAGTCGCTTGCGTAACGCGTTTACACGCCGAAGCTGCAATTCATCCTTCAGCCCCTTGCGGGAAAGAGTCGCAAGCTTTGAAGCCGTCCGCTGAAGCGATCGATTGAACGCGAAAACAATTTGTTTTTCAGACGCGCCCAGTTCATCGCCGATGCGCTTCAGGTCGTTCCATTCGATATCGAAGTGGATCATTGCTGGTCGGGCGCAAGCTCTAACACTTCCATGCCGGTGCCGTCCTGCTGTGGCGTCGTCAGGATTCCGAACGTCCAGAACACAGTGACGCCATCGGGCTGATACACCACCAGGTCATCGCCGCGCTGCACTCCGGTGCATGTGCCTTCGGCGCACGTAAATTTAGGCTTGCCCGTGTCCTGTTCGTATTCCTTCAGGCGCGCTTCAAGATACGGGCCGTCATAGATTCCCGCGATGGTTCGCGTTGTCCCATCCTGGAACTGGATGATTGCCTTGACGGCGAAATCATCCAGGTCAACGAAGTCGGCCGGATTGTCCCAGGATGGGTGCGGCATTACTTGCCCGTTCCGTTGTTCACGGGGGCGGCGGCCGGCGCTGCAGCAGCGGGTGCGGGCGCTGCGGCCGGCGCGGGCGTCGGTGCGGCGGCTGCCTTCGTCGCGGCGGCGGCGGCTTGCGCGGCGGCTGCGTTGTCGTTCGTCGCGGGCGCAGCCGGCTGCGTCACCAGTTCGGCTTTGCCCAGGCGCAGCAGGTTCGCTGCTTCGTCGTTCGCCATTTCCACTTTCGTGCCGGCGCGCTGAATATGGCCGTCGATGACGGCTGCGGCGGTCAGCTTGATGATAACGGTTTCCGTGCTCATGTCCGTGTTTCCAAGTTCGGTTGTTGAAAAGGGCCGCCGAACTGGCGGCCCTTCAGGCTTCACTGCTGCGTGTCGCTGATTAGCCTGCCGGCTGCGACGCGTAGGTGAACGACTGCGGATGGCGCACGTTCATGTCCACGTCCTGGAACACCACGATGCGCGTGCCGCCGCTGGTCGAAAGGCTGTACGGGTCCACCAGCATGTCCAGGCCCGCCCACATCGCGACGATGAACTGGTCCCACGCGCCGAAGAAATAATCCCCCGCCGCAATCTGGTTCGTCACATCGACGCTGTAGCCGTTGATGGTGTTGCCCGGTTCCCAAATGGTGCCGCCCTGGGCGATGGTCACGCCATCGACGCCGGACGGGAATTTCAGCGTGGTCTTTGCGGCGCCGCGCGACGTGGCATTGATGACATACGACATGGCGCCGATGTCAGCGTCCGCTGCCGCGATCAGGCTTTCCATCTCCACGTACTCGGTATATGCTGGGTTCGCTGCAGCCAGGGCAACGGCGTTGATGCCCGCGACCGTTTTCAGGCCGGTCGGCTGCTGGTTCGTCGGGCCGGTGCCGTACAGCACGGCGTAATCCAGCGCGAGCGCCATCACCTTCAGCAAGTCGTTCCGCACGATCAGTTCTGCGTCCGGCGTCGATTGCAGCATCAGCTTTCGCGTGATGTCGGTGTACGCCGCGACCGTTTTCGGGCTGAACGAAATCTGGTCGATTCCCGGCTCGCTTTCGCTCGGTGCGCTGCCTTCACCCACCCAGTACGCCTGAGAAGGCGCGTTCTGGCGCGGGATATCGACGTTGCCGACCAGGCCGCCCATCGTGGTGACGCGCTTCAGTGCCCAGGTTTTGTGACGAAGCAATTCGATGAACTGGTCTGCCAGCAGGTTCGTCGCGATCGTATTCGAACCGGGGCCGCCTGCCGGCGTCGTGGTGCTGAATGCACGATTCAGCACGTCGGACGGGATCATGATGCCGCGCGATTCCTTGCCTGCCTTGTCCGCTGCGGCGCGCGAGCATTCGAATTCGAACGCGGCAGCTTCCTGATATGCGCGGTTGTTCGGGTTCGCGAGCGCGCGAACGGCCGTCATGATGCTGAACCGGCGCGCTTCCTTGTTCGTCAGGCCGATTTCGCCATCCTTCACCTGGTCGGCCAGCGGCTTCTGCGCGTTGCGCGTCGCGGCGAAGTCGGCCAGCAGTTCGCGGCGGAAATCGTCCGGCGTCTTGCCTTCGGCGACGAACTGCAGCGCCTTGTCCACCGCACCGTACTGGCGGCCCATTTCGGTCAGGTCGCGAACGCGGGCGCGTTCTGCATCCTGGCCGCGCGCTTGAGCCGAACGCGCTTCGGCGCCGGCTTGCTCCAGGACCTCCAGCACCTTCGTGATGCTGTCGGATTCGTCCACCATCGCGCGGACGAGATTGCCCGACGCGTCACGCAGGATTTTTTCCATTTCTCGAATTTCCCTATCGGGTTCGTTAGGTTTTACTTGCTTCGGATTGTCGGCCGCCGATACCGGCTTTTCCTCTTGTGGGTTCTTCGCGCTTCGGCCCACGCCCACAGTGTCGTCTGCGGGGACGGACACGAAACTGATTTCGAACGGCTGCCAGCTGGTGGCGGTGAAAATATCCACGCCATCGCGTTCGCCGGTCCACTCGATTCCATTCACAAGGTAGCCAACGGAAACCTTCGTAACGATGCGGTCGGCAACGTCCTGCAGCAACTGTTCACCAGCAGGCGAGCGGCTGAACCTAACGACGGCTCGCCCCTTCCGGTCGCCGTCGATGCGCACACTACCAGGCTCGACTACGCCGCGTTGATCGTCCCAATCGTGCATCCATAGCGATGGGGCGCTATTGTTCAGTCTCGACAGGTCAACTGCGCCTGGTTCGTGCGACAAAATTTCGATGCCGAACCAGCGCTCAACCGTGTCCGTTTCGCTAGAGAACGACAGTTCGACAGTGCGCGCTTCCAGATCAACGGGGCCAGCGTCGATGACACGGCGCAATACGCCGCGTTCGCGGATTTCACGCAGCCGCTGCGCAACCTTGTTCGTGTTATCAATCATTGCTTCGGTTCCTTCGCAACGGATTCGTCTGCCTTGCTCGGCGCAGCTTCAGGTGCCGGCAGCAGGCCGAACATCACGCTGATAAAATCTTCCGGCACGCCGGCAGCCTTCAGCATGTCGATGTCCTGCGCGATTTCCTGATAGACGGTTTCGGGGTCGCGCCCTTGCTCGCGAATGATCTGCGACGGCGACGTAAGGCCGGCGCGAACTTCCGTCACCTTCGCGGTGGCGTCGTTCTTCGGGTCCACCCACGGCCAGCGGCGCCCCTGGAAGTGGCACTGCTTGTAATTCGCCAGCTTCGTCGCCGGCAGCGGCTTGCCGTATTTGTTCGTGATGCGCTCAGACAGCAGCTGGATCTTCAGCCATTCTTCGAACACAGGAATGCACAACGATTCAATCAGCCATTCCTGCAGTTCCTTCCAGTTGTCGCGTTCGTCCATCTTGCCGTCGCGAATGCTGGAAAAATTCACGCCTTCCAGGTCGTTCGCCAGGCTGTTGTATGCGACACCCCATCCAGTGGACGCACCGCGCAGCATCGACTTCTGGAACGTCGCGAATTCTCCGCTGGGATATTGCGGGTCCCACTTTGCCAGTTCAGCGCCTTCCGGCAGTTCGTGGAACGACAGCGGCTCTGCGTTGATTGTGCTGGCAACGTCGTCGCCTTCTTCCAGTTCGGGGCCGAAGCCTTCGCGATACTGGATGAAACCCATTTTAGACGCCGACGCGCGAGCGTTCTGCACGGCCGCATCTTCGAAGCCGTTCAGGTGGTGCATGCGGAACAGTCCGGTTGCCGTCCACGGGATGCCGCGCCGCTGGCTCGCCATTTCCTGGACGAAACCGTGGATCACTTCGTCGGCAGGAACGCGCACGAAGCCCTTGCCGCTGATGCTGTAATAGAAATACGAATCGAATTCGTCGGTGCTGGCGAAGTGATACGCCACGGGCTTGCCGTAACGGTTGAACTCGATTCCGTTGCGGATGAAATTTCCGCTATCACCGAACTTGTAATCTTCGTACCGAACCTGCAGCCGCTGCGGGTCGATGATCTGCAGCGCGAAGCCGAACGGCCCGGCGTCCGCACCGCGCACCTTGCGGAAAATGAATTCTCCATCGCGTGACGCGTGTTCGACTGCCAGCGCTTGCAGGCCGCGCCATGACAGCGTGCCCGTCACATCGCAGTTGCCGCGCTTGCCCCAGTCCTTCCAGGCTGATTCGATAGCGTCGTTTGCGTTTTTGTCCGCCTTTCCGTTCGCCAGTGTCGCTTTCGCCTGCAGCTTGATTCCATGCGCGCCGACGATGTTCTGCCGGCAGCGTCGAACGTAACCGCGCACATAGTCGTTGTTCGACCACTGTTCGCGCGAGCGCGCCACCAGCGCCGGCTGGCGCATGGTGATGTACTGGTCGGGCGGCATCGGGATTGCCACCCACTTGTCGTTAGGGTCCACGAACGACGCTTTGAACATGCCGGACAGCATGCGCCCCATCCATCGACGGCGCGGCGCGGTCGTGCGTTCGTCCGAAATCGGCGCGGAAGTCACGGCCGTCGCGAGCGGCACGGCAGAACGTCGGCCGAAGAAAGGAATTTTCATCGTCAGCGGAACTTCACGATAACAGGGCGGCCGAACCGCGAACGGCCGCTGGCGCGCGCGCGTTCGCGCGCAACCTGGACGGCGTAATAGGCGCGCATCTTCAGCAGGTCAGCGACAGGCGTTCGCCATAATTCGCGTTCGTTGATTTTGTACCGCAGCTGGTCCTGCGTCGCGCGCTTCGCCATCACGGCGTCGATGGCTTCCAGCGCGATTTCGTTCTGGCTGCGGCCGTCGTAAACGCCAGTGACGTTCGCCAGGTCGGCCAGCACGCAAATCTGGCCGCTTCCGGCTTCCATGATGGCGCTGCCCATCGTCGCGCGCAGGCTGTACCAGTACGTGCCAGGCACCCATCCTTCAGTCGTCGCGGCGTCAGCGCTGAAAAGGTGATCTGCGCCGCTCGCCGTGGCCGTCAGGTTGATCGGCTGCGGCCCGCGAATGACGGCATTCAGCACCCATTCGGGGGCCGGATAT